GGAACACTTTCCTCAAAATCTGCGAGGTGATGACCGTGATTGCGATAGAACTCAACATCGAAATAGGCGTATCGTTCACGCTGTTTGCAAGTCACCTCTGTATGTCCTACAGGCTCTATCATCCAACCGTGACAGAAGCCGTATTTAGTTCCTGCCATAAATCTTCAGAAATATGTCCAAATAATCACAACGGCGGCTCTGACCGAATTGCCAGAGCCGCATACATCACTTGACTTTCATTGTCATTCGGGCGTCACTACAGTATGGTAAAAAAAGAATCCGTTAGAATAATCGTCTTATCTTTGTGCGGGCGGGAACGGAGCTGCGGGCTGTTGAGGTGGGAACGGCATCTGAGCTTGCACCGGCTGTTGAGGTGGATACTGAGGCTGCTGCGGTTGCTGCACCTGTGCGCCCTGTTGTGGATACCCACCCTGCACAGGAGCCTGACCTTGATATTGCGGCTGCATGGCCACTCCCTGTTGCTGTGTCTGTCTTTCTACCTTCCAACAGTCAATGCTATTGAACCACGTACCGGGCTTAGTTGTACTCTCGTGGCTGTCGATGTTCAAATGAACTGTCAAATACTCACCCTGACGTATCGCCATCTGCTGAATCTTTTCTAGTCCGAATACTTTGAAGCAGACACTACGCGGATATTGCCCCTGTTCATGGCACAATACATATTCCTGGCTCACCCAAGGCTGCTGAGTTCTTTTACTCACGCCTTGTTGTTGCTGTAAGACTGCGGTGACTACACCGCTTAAAATAATTTCACTCATAATTCCTAATATTATTAAAACCATTTAAGTTCATTCTCAAATTCCTCACGGTTGACATTCGTAAGGAACAAATTGTAAAGCACATCCTTTACTCTTTCGTATAGAGCGGAAAACTCTGATTCTGTCAGTTTGTCGAAAGAAACAGACTTCGGAATGTCTACCCATTCATTACGGGTTCTGTTGTAAACAGGCTCACAATGACCTGCAGAAATCTCCACTGTCTTCCGAAAACTGTCCTTGCTGTCATAGAAGAATCTCTGCTGTTTCTCGTCGAGATATTCCCATGCACAATTTATGAGGGAGAAATACTTCCTGAGAAACTTGTAATTCCTGTACTCTTTAATAGTACATTCGCATACAGTACCGTTCTTGATGGTTTTCTTCTTCTCATAGTCTTCATCGGATGCAGGCTTGAATCCCTCAGAGGTACAAACGAGGTTAATCTTCATCAGTTTTGAGTTTGGATATTGCTGCTATCTGAGCTTTCATATATGAAACTGACAGTTCGATACGTTCCATCAGATTCTTCGTGTACTCCTTATCTAAGGGAACTTCAAGAATGTGAAGGTCGAGACCGTGACGGAACATCGGTGAATAACTGATAAAGTCACATAGTTCCGTACCTGTAATCAGCATATTCAATTGAACCTGCGCGTAATACTGGGGATTCCCTGCAAGCAGGTCCTCCGGCTTGTCCCACTTGCAATGCTCGATGTGGTTGGCATAGCCGTAGGGACACTTGATCTCGATGATACGATCTAAGGTAGAAAGCCTACCGTCAGGGCTACCGCCAACAAATTCTTCATAGCCTTTGAGCGGAGTAAAGGGGCAGTCCATCACACGCTTCTTGGTGTAAAGTTCGTACTGCTCCCTTGCCGTGTCCTCGTATTCAGTTCCCCACCTCATAGCGGGGGCTGACTTCTTCACGTCGGTCATATAGTAAACGAACATTTCATCTTCCATGAAATGCTCTGCCACCTTCTCATTGAGATAAGTAAGAGCCGTTTTACCAAAAACCTCTTCCTTTCCACATCCTTTGACAAGGATGTTCACAATCTCACTGGCAGTAAGCTTACCCTTACGCGCCAGATACCAATCATCTGTTCTCTGAAAATCGTTCATTACGGTAATGAGTTATATTTAATATCACGATACTGCACGTATGGCTGATAGCTCCACAAATCCTCAAACTTATTGTTCAAATCAACAACATCTTGCTTCGTCTTACAACCGTCAAGTTTCTTTTTAGCCTGAGTAAACTCACTCTTTAATTTACCTTCAGGAACCTGTGACTGTCCGTTGTTGAGCATGTCAGCATCCCTACGGTCATCAATAGCAAGCAAACCGCAAAGGGCATACTTACGGGCATAGGAAGACGCTGCACCTGTAAGCTGAGATTCATCCATTCCTTTCTTGGAAAGGGGTTCACGGGCATACGAAGATGAACTTTCCGTTTCGCCCTTCTCGTTCTTAATAGTTGAGGTGGCTTTGACGTAGATACGCTCACCGATAAGAACCATCTCATCAGATGTGATTAATGTGCAGTTCGTGTCTTTCAGCAAGGGTTTCACTGCCTCCAAAATCGACTCTGCACTACGATACCCGTATCCACCAAAATCGTTGTACAAATCCTTGTTTGCTTTCAACTCGGTTTGTATCTTTACTAATTCCTTCATATCTTTATATTTTCTCGTTGTTTATAGACTTTCAAAAAAAGTCGGCCCAATCTCACGACTAAGCCGACAATCTAACAAAATAATTTGTTTAATACCAATATAAAAATGCTATTATACGGAAATGAAATTTCGTGCTAAAGATTCTTTCTACGTGCGTATTCAGCCATCAGCAAAGAATCAACTTTGTTGTCGTCAGTCTTCTTGCATCGAGCATTCTTACGCAAATCTATATTAGGGAATAGTCTGCGGGCTGCGTTGATAGATGTTGACTTGGTATCAACTATCTTTCGTTTCTGCTCTGTACCGTCAGACTTTTGTATTGTCTTGTAGGAAACTATCATGTCCTGGTTGTTCCATATCTCACCCTGCCAAGTCTTTGGCTGCACCAGATTGTAGGGAATCTCGTTTGCTATGAGCAATGCCTTGAGGATTCCCTTGATTTCGCCAAAGGCAAAAGTAGATTTGGCAGATGAACCGAAGATGGCATGAACATCCTCTAGGACAGCAGTAACCTGCCATGATCTTTCCTTGATACTCTTAATAATCCGATTCAAGTCCAAATCGTCGTTCTCGTCAATCGAATAGAACTCAAACTTCCCGTTAGGGAATATAGCCGTTATAAACCCCTGTAGGCCAGGGTCAATTCCTATGTAAGTCTTTTCCATAATATTGTTATTTTGTTCTTCTTAAAACCCAGTTGTCGCATTCATATTTCATGCCCTTGATGGCAGCTTGCTCCAAAACTTGCAAAAAATCTGCTCTGGTGTCAGGGTTAATAACGCCATCTTCCATTTCTCCAAGAAGCTCCGCGGCTATCTGTTTCGATTTTTCAGACCAATTCATGTTATTGATTTTTATTGTATGTATAAATCTCTATAATTTCACAATCATGGAGATTGCAAAAAGTATATTAAAAAAACAAATAAACCGCCTACTTTCACAAGCAAGCGGTTAACAGACATATTAACACAATGAGCTAGCAAATGCTCTACGATTTTCATTTAAAATTATACCTGTAGACAGAAAAAAAATATTCAAAGGAAAAAATTGCGGAGAGTGAGGGATTCAAACCCCCGATACGTTTCCGTATGCCACGTTAGCGGTGTGGTGCTTTCAGTCACTCAGCCAACTCTCCTTAAAAGCCGTTACCGCTGTAACGGCCACCTTAAAAACCAACCTATTGGCAAGCCCGTCAAAACAGGGCTTTGAATAAATTAACTAATTCGCCAACTTAAAAAAATGTTCAACCTTTTCAAAGTCAGTCTGGATGGACTCGAACCACCGACCTCACCCTCTCCCAGTGTTATAAGCATTTCTGCAAGGGTGCGCTCTACCTACTGAGCTACAGACCGATATGTGCCGCGATTGGCGTAATCCAATTCTTTTATAGAGGACATACCTCACGGCTAAAATTCGTATTTAGCCTTCAACTTTTCTTCACGGAGTTACTTCATTCACTCTTTCAGTATAGGTGGCTTTATCCCACCAACAACTTCGACTACATTCAGTTCATCGGTCAAGCCTTCACTTTTCGTCCGTATGCTGTTGCCGCACCATGCGTTTCTTCCGCAAGAGGGAGTAAGTGCCGCTCTTCTCCCAAATTACCCCGGTTAGGATTGCTATTCAAGCAATAGGGCATTCTCGTAAGATAATTATCGAATCGGCATCTTCGATTTATTTGGTCCCTTATGTTGATTAAGGAAATTCATTGTTTAGGAAAGCGTCAAGATCTCTCTTCTTGAACAGCCACCGACCTGCAGGTTTGGTACATGGAATAAGACCATCTGCAATGTATTTCTGCAACGTCCTGAAACATACACCTATGTATGCTGCGGCCTCCCTACTCCTGAGATATGATTCGCGTGCCATAAGCCTATTCTTTATCAACCTCAACACCGAATTTCAAAAGCATACCTGCCATATCATGAAGCAACTGCTTTGTTTCACCAGAAGCAAAGTCTTCAAGCACCATCAGGCGCATTGCAGCCATATTTACATGGTGACAGCATAGAAATAACTCAACAACAGCACCAAGACGTTCTTTTAGACTATCTTTCTTTCCTTTATCCATGATTGCATTTTTTAATTGTATTATCTCTCGATCAGTGGCAGGATGCCAGCATTCTTTAACTCATTATACAGGAACAGTCTGCCTTTCTGAGTCCATTCCGTATTATACTTTATGAGCTTCGAACCGTCTTTCTTGTCTATCTTAACAGGCTTCGAGTGAACATAACCCTGCGTGATGTAGGGGGCATAGAGAATCCACTGGTCGCCGACCTTGTGCTGAATGCGCATGTCATACAACTGCTTGTTGAGGGCTTTCGCAGACATACCGTAGTCGAGGGCTATCTGCGTAATCAGTACCGTTGACTTGTTGTTGAGAATCATGTCAAAATATGTCACCTTCGGCTGCATCGTCTGAATCTCAGAGGTCAATGCGAGAACCTGGCTTTCAGCTACGTCTGCACGCTTCGCCTCAATCTGGCGTTGCTCGTATTGTTCTGCCCAGGCGCGTGCCGCTTCTGCAGGGTTGGAAAAATCAGGGAGGTAATTCCTACCGGAACGCTCATTGATTTCAAGTTCTTCCCATCTGAGGACGAGCTTTGCCCTTGCCTCGTCGTTGAACTTCGTGGCGACATAGAGACATTCCGTTTTTGTCAAGTAGTAACACGGGCGATCCTGATTATTCGCGTCTTTATACGTGCCGAGGGAAAATTTTCCCTGGGCTATCTTTTGCCATGCAGGTTCCATCGCACGTATGGACTTTAGCACGTCATTATGCGGCTTACCTGTCAGCTTGGAAATCTCCAGACTGCTCATCGTCTTCCGACTTTCACCGAACTCAATCAAACCCTGACCCATGATTCCAAAATTAAGAATTACTCTTCCTGTTCACATTCTCTGGTTCTACTACCTTAATCGTGATAGTGTGGCTGTCACGGTTAATACTACATGTGTAGGTCATACCATCTTCACGGGGGTACATGTTCTTGGTGTACGTGACGAGATTCTTGGCAGACATACAGGCTTTGTAGTCAGGTAGAGTTACTTCAAGAGCGCCGCCCTTACCGATACTCTGAATGTCGTTTGTACTAATTCGCTCTGCTACCATTTGATTGTTTTTACTTATTATTACTTAAAAATACATCATAAATTTGGCGGTTTGCTTTGAAAATACTATCTTTGCAACTGTTCTAAGGTATGCACGGCATGTATTTGTCTTGCTCCCCGCCCGTTGTTTTTATTTCAACGGTGCAAATATAGTGTATTTTGAATTACAATGCAATACTTTGCTGTATTTTTAACGTTATTTTAACACTGTAACTTATAAATCATGGAAGAAATCAAAGGCAGATTAAACGAAGCAATTAATTATCTTGCAGAGGTAGGATTGCTCAACGGAAAAGAAATTGTAAAGGATATTGCTGCTAAGACAGGATTCCATCCTGGCAAGGTC